CTGCTTCGTCTGCTTCGTCTGCTTCGTCTGCTTCGCTATCCAGCTCCGCTTCGTCTGCTTCGCTATCCAGCTCCGCGTCGCCCGCTTCGCTATCCAGCTCCGCTTCGTCTGCTTCGTCTGCTTCGCTATCCAGCTCCGCGTCGTCCGCTTCGCTATCCAGCTCCGCTTCTGCGTCAAAGTCGGTGTCTGTGTCAGATTGAGCCTCCTCTATTGAAGCGATAATTTCATCTATTTTTTGAATCGTAACATCAATTACAGTATACACATTTGTGAGTTTTTCATAACTGTTTCTCATTTTTTTAAGTAGCAAACCGATACGTTTTTTATCTTTTACAAGTTCAGACGTCAAGTTAGTTTTACGTTGTGGATTAGTATGGTGTTCGCGAATGATATTATTGATATGACCGTATATTTCCTCTAAATAGAATATTTGTGATCGGTGCTCTTCCACCATATTATCAAATAATTGTTTTGCTTTCAAATATACGGATTGTAAATGTTTATTGTATTTCATATTATGACGAAGTTCGAGCATCTTTTTTATGAGGTGGATTTTAGATTCCTTTTCGTCTTTACGAAACTCGTTTGTTGCGATGTCTCGATAGGCTAAAAAATCAGAATCACCATATGTTTCATCTTTATTATCATGATCACGAATCATATTAGTAATGTATTATTATGTAAATTGATTACACCGTTATTATAATATTAGAATAATAATATTAGAAAATGACTCGACCCTATTTTTCTAATTTGTTCCACCAACTACATGGTGTATGCCAAAATTCAGTATAATAGATATCGCCTGCGCATAAAAAAGCGGCAACATAACTATATGAACTCGCAGATGTAACGAGTATATCCGCAACAGTCATACCGATGAATGTATCTTCCGTATTATCATCCAAATGCATCATAACGTCTTTCCCGATGATCGGATGTTTATATATATTTGTAAAATTATCAAGATGTCCCTGTGAATAAATGTGAAACTGAATCCGGTTATTCGGGTCATATTTTAAATAATTACTGCGTATATGTAAAAGAGATTTTATGTAATATTCATTCGTATACTCTTCACCTCCATTAGGGCGGGTATCGTCACAATTGGGACGTCTTATATGTATTGCTAGATGATGTGTATATTTCGTAGATGTTTCATTTGCCGTTATATGAAATAATCGTAATCTCTCGGCATCTTTATTTTTATTGCGCCAGTAGTGTTCCTTGATTCTGGTCATGCTTCTACTTTTCATACAGACATCCATATTTTTTTCGACATAATTGAAAACATCGTAAAAATCTGGAGTAGTTATCGTATGTTTATGCGTGATATCATCGTAACAGATATAATTGGATTTCATATTCATCGTTTCTTCCATTTTATGAATAAATTCCGGATTCGCTGTGTAATTATGCGCGATTTTCTTAGGACTTCGATACACAAAGATCGCGTCTTCATACTCTTCTGCGTATATACATGTCCAAATAAATCGTTGATATTGAGCACCAAATCCGTCTTCAAAAGGAATCGAAGAAATATATCGTTTTGGTTTATTTGTATTAACAACCGGAGGCAGCGGAGGCATCGGAGACGTGGCGGCAACGAATTGACTTACTTGGTTCAGTTCATATGCGTTGGGTTGTGACTTGTCATTTCTTTCCGATGTAAGACGACCAATATGACGATTTGTGATTTGGTTATAAAATCCTGATAAATAACCGAGGCGCGTCCATTTATTGGCGTAATCCATTTCGAAAAATTGGTTAGGAGTATCGTAGTCACCAACCGTAAGGATTGCGTCTACATCAACGATTGATGGCCGAAAACTGTAATGCGGCCAATAATGACAATTTGGGTAGGTTGTTGTATCATGATTTCCAAGATGCTTATGTTGATGAAGCGCAAGTTCGTGTTTCATTCGCCGTAAGATACGATGTCCTTGAATTTTATAATCATCGATCGTCTCACCATAATTACGATTGTATAATATTTGCCGGACATTATAACCGGAATTTCTCGCATCGGTCATCATTTGGGTGGCTTTCTCAATATAACTACCGGGTGTATGAAATAAAAAGTCGTCTTCCATATGTATCCAATATTCAACATTCGGCCGTAATTCGTTCAGTTTCTTCCAAATGGTTTTCATGCTACTACGATGCCCCTTATCGGATGGGGACTTCATAACATAATCGATCCAAGGATATTTTTCTCGCATGACTGCACGATCTGTTTCACTCGAATTATCGTCGACGCAATACCAATAATCAATCATATGAACATCATGCCACATATTCAGTATCGAATGTATGGTTTGTTGAAATAAGTCGAGACGTTTACATGTTGTAAATGTAATTATGATACGCGGAGAGATACGGTTACATTTTACGATCGCTGTTCTTATTTCGGGTGTCATTTGTATTGTTGGTATATTTCGGCCAAGGTAAGGCAATTTATCACTCGAACGTATTACATGATATTCTTTACATCCGCCACTGTCTACATCTTTTATTGTCATGTGTTCATATGGTGCCACGATCGAATCTTTCACTTTCATGAAAAGACGTTTCCATGTTTCAAGATCGTCATCGCTGTAGTTGTCGTTCTTTGATGCGATCACCGCAAGAAAATCATCAACTACAAAAAATAACCGTAATAGTTCAGGATAAGAATCGTTTTCGAAAAAATTGCGATAAAAAACTAGATTCGTATAGGTCGACGTCATGTAATGAAATGGCATAATATTATGTCGTAGTATTGTTTTACAACATTCATATCCACTTCGTTTATCTGAAATATAAAACGCGGATATCGAATTATTATACTCGATCATATCATTATATTTGTCGGTGGAAAGGAACAGTTTATTCTGTGGATATTTATTATAATTTTTATATTTGTGATAGAGCGCATTTACCATCACATGATTTCCGTCTGCGCGAAGATTTTCCATTAACGTCGCAATACCTTCAATACGCTCTTCATCATATTCCATCGTAGCACAATAATATTTCATCGACCGATATTTATCGCCTTTCTTATCATAAAGGTTTCCAAGGCATAATGCGCTGTAATATTTCTCTTGACTCCAGTTGTTTTGCGAGAGAACACGAAGATACCACTCGATTGCTTTGTCGATATAAGCAGGTCCGGCGTCCATCCAACTTTGTCCGCAGTAGAACGCGTATCTCTCGGCAAGCGCACGATCGCCGCCACTACTTCCGTCCTTCTCGGCGGCAGCAAGTTCTTCTCGATATCCGCGTTCTAATACATCCGCATCCTTGACATATTTATTCGGATCCTGACTACGACTCCCTACCCGCCCAGACTCTATATAATAATTCCCTTGAATTGCAAATGAGCTATCTTCTTTATCAACGCACGTGATGTATTCATGAAGCACGCCCACATAACGCCATCGTTTTCGATTATTTACGATCAACGTTCGCATATAGACGAACGACTCACCTAGTTTAAGTTGATACGCGTCATGTGTTAGAACTCGCGGCAATTTGAAATCACCGTGTATAGTATCATCCGCGTCGAAAATAAAGAGATAATCGGTTTTATTAAACGCCATTTGTAGTGCTAGTGTGCGATTGAAGCCGAAATCACGCCATTCAACCTGCTCGATATGTCCGGGTATGTTTTTTATCTCGAAAAATTCACGAATCAGTTCCATCGTATTGTCAGTAGAACCTGTATCTGATATATAGTAGGCATCAAATTCGACATATCTCGTAAGATTTTCAAGTGTTTTTATGATGATATGTGATTCATTTTTTACAATCATATTCAGACATATCGTATAAGATTTAGACGGTTTCCTATCATATATTTCTGTGATTTTCATATGATTGATAAGATTATATGAATTATATCTTATGTTTTTAGGTCCATTTTTATTTTACTTTCATATAATAATCACATAATATGTCATTTACGCGTTTTCATGACGACCCGGATCGTATAAAAAAACAAATCCAACAGTCGACTGATGTAGGGCGTTATCGATTGAATGTCCCTGGACCAGGCGATAAACCGCTTTATTATGAAGATCCATATGTTCGAGCGCAATTATGGGCAGGCAACATTATGACAAACTCCGTCGATGTGGAAGCGGAATTATTCGGTCTATCGCGTCGTTTGAACCGCGATTCTGTTGAGAATTATCATCATGATGAACAGGCTTCGGTTGCTAGTCGCACAAATGAAATGATACGATGTCCTACTCGCGGAGGAGGGTCGGTTGAACAGTCGCGCGCCACTCATCCCGCGTGGATGTTGCGGGATGTCGAACAAGACAACTGGAAAATGCTTCACTTCGATCCTCAGGAAAATGTGTTTATGCCTTTCTTTAACAATCTGAATACACGTATTATCGAAAAAGATCGTTTTGTTTCACAGACAACCGTTCCTGGTATTTCTGATGACACATATTTCACAGTTCATCCGGCAAATCGTAATCCTTCAGTAGAAGGTATGGTCGGAGGACGACGCGATAATGAACGTGGTTTAGGCGAAGGATTTGGCGGTGCTGGTGGTATTCAGGGTGTCGGAGATATCCGTCAGTTTAGCGGAACAACCACCTTGTTTTCATAATCACGGTTACATCTATTCTCCAATAATAATATTATTATTATTATTATATGTATTAGAATAATATATATAATAATACCAGTAACATAAAACTAACAAAATGGCTGAAATAGCGTTGATATTAGGAATTCTTGGATCAGCTTATATCGCATCGAATCGGAAATCCTCCGAAGTAATGCAGGAAGGTTACCGTAATCCTAACGCGAATAATGCCAGATATTTGCCGAACATGTCTATTCCTATTACGAATTATCCGGTAATTCGCCCAAATACTGGAACAAACGTGAATGAATATAAAAATCCAAATACACACACAGACCGATATTATGCGAATAATGTGGATTATGATAAAATGTCTGCTGGTGTTGCTGGTGGTGTTGGAGGTGTAGGCATACTTCGCGGTATTGCGGAACGCAGCCGCGACAATACGAATGATAAGAAAGACATCATTCCCAAAACGGGACCTACCGCTATCACCGGCGCCGTCGGAGAAGGTTTAGACACGCAGTTCGGAGATAATTATAGTAAAGATGGGTTTATGTCACTCACCGGGGCCCAAATCGATCCTATGGCATTCACCCATAACAATATGGAGCCGTATTATGGCGCAAAAATACGCGGATTGACGACCGGTGCGAATATGCATGAAAATGTCCTTGATAATAAAGTCGGCGGCGGTTCACAGTATGTTAGCAAGACTGAACAGGCGCCGCTCTTTCGACCTCAGGAAAATATGCATCACCCAAATGGTATGCCGAACCAGAATGACTTCTATCAGTCACGCGTTCTTCCTAGCATGAAAATCGCGAATGTGAAACCGTGGGAAGAGGTGCGGGTTGGTCCTGGATTGGATCAAGGTTATAGCGCGCAAGGGACGCTTGGATTTAATTCAGGAATGGAAGCACGAGAGAAATGGATTGATCGCGGTGTTGACGAATTACGCGTCAAGACGAATCCGAAGCTTACGTATTCTCTCGAAGGTCACCAAGGACCTGCCGCACATTATATCCAAAATGCGCCTACTGCGGAGACTTTAGGGCGCATGGAGAAACATTTGCCTGACACATTTTTTATCAATACACCTGACCGTTGGTTTACTACAACCGGTGCTGAAAAGGGTGAAACACAGCGTGCGATAGAGATGGACCGAGAGAGTAATCGACAGACGACGACGACGGAATACTTTGGCGCGACTGCTCCTGCTGATGGTGGAAGCGCGATGTATGCTCCTAAGAATTTCGAAGATACGCGTCGTCAGACATATGACGGTAAGCCGATAATTAATCCTTATGCTGCGGAGAAAAATACCGCAACAGAGGCCGACTTTGGTCGTATGAGCTACAAGTTCACACACAACAATAGGACGACTGTTCGCCAGAATGAGATGGGCGGTATCCATGGTGCGCTTAAAGCAGTCGTTGCGCCATTATTGGATGTACTCAAACCCTCTCGTAAGGAAAATGTGGTTGGAAATGCGCGAATGTATGAGAACGCGCGTATGCCAGTTTCTGCTGCGGTTACTGCTACATTCAATCCAGCTGACCGCGCTCCTACTACCATCAAGGAGACGACAGTAGGATTGGTTGGGTTTGACCACTTGAATGTGGAACGCCAGGCCGCTGCTGGTTATCTAATCTCTCAGAATACACCTGTGGATACCGAACGTGCCACAACCAGCACAGATTATTTAGGAGGCGCAGGAGGAACCGCGACACGTATGGGAAATAGCCTATACAACGCCGCGTATAACCAGCGCAATAACGTGAATAAAACCTATAAAAATGTGACAAACCATGGATCTATGTCTCTCTTCAACTCGAATACGAATGTTCAGATTGACCGCTTGGATGCCGACCGTGCGAATAACCGTGCGATGGTCATGACGAACGCCCCTTCATCGATCCCCAGTATCGATATTTATGGCAAGATGACGATGCCGCAAAGTTATGATGAAGGAAAGTTAAACGAGAGAATTCAACCCGACATCTTAAACGCATTTAGACAGAACCCATACACACATAGTCTTCAGACGTATTGATTCATTCAATTCAATTCAATTCTCGCCTATCCGAGAGATAATTTTATAACATTATTATAGTTATAATATTATAATTACTACTACAAATGAACCTTCGTGAATTATTCCAAGATAAAACCACGATTATATTCGTTCTCATTTTAGTAATAATGGTGAGTGTTTGGGTGTCGCGCACGTATCGAAATGGCGGGTTTAGTCGCTGGATTGCGCCGTCAGAGGGATATGGCACGGGGGTGATTGAAGGGATGACCGCCGTTACACCCCCAGCGTCTCTCATGATATTATCACATGATGCGAATATTCCTTTATCTAGTGGTGCGACCGAAGGAAAAGTCATTCTTAATCGCTGTGAATTTGTTCAGAATACTGTAATGAAATATCGCTTTATCTTCAAAACAACCACAGGAACCAACTTAAAGGGTGGACAAAATCCGGCCAGAACCATTAAGATAACGATACCTAGCATATATGCCAGCAATAGTGCCGCAACCGGTATGAGTTTGACTATGAAACTAAATAGTAGTAATGCCCCGGTGATTGAGACGATTACATCTCCATCACCCGGTATTAGTGTCGCAACCGTAGGACCGAATTGTGAAATCACATATACCCCACAGCAAACCGCCGCTGATGTTGGACCCGCGACATATGAACTCGAAATAAACGGTATAAAAACGCCTACGACAGCACCCGCAGCACCAACAACGAATCAATATCTTACATTAGAAAATTCCGCCGAACCTGCCGGTTCTCAAACATTAGTTGCCGTAAATTTATATTCCACTGACGCATCGAAAATTGTTAAGATTTTCAGCAATAAGACGTATGACCTGGACACAAATTATCAAGTGTGTCGTAGAATAACAACTACACCATTGGCGAAATTAGTCGAGAGAGATGATTCGAATACCGAAACACCCGCAGGTAGTCAGACCGTCTTTAAGTTAGATTTCGCTTTGACAAATCCATTAAGTGTTGGGGATATGATGATGATACAAATTCCGAACTTGATGCGATTAGATGGCGTGAATTTGGAGATAAAACTGTTACAAGGTGCGAACTCTTTTGCTTATCGAAACTTGTCGTTTACGTCTGCGTCACCGTCATTTGCGTCATTCATATTGAGTGGAGATAATCCTCTTGCGGCAAATACCACCGCAACGTTGTTTGTGTATGGCCTTCGAACTCCCGATACAGCGGTTCAGTCCTCTTCTACCGGAATTAAAATACGCACATTTTTGTCAAGCACGATCACCCCCGCTGGTGCTGTATATAATTTTAGTAGCACCAACTTTTTAGACGCCGGAGAATACACATTTCCCGCAATTAAATCAAGGACTTCAACTGCGGTTAGCACCGGCACGCCAACATCATCGGGCACCGCGAGTGATGGAACCACCTACGTGACTGCGGCAGCGTCATCTGTGCTTATTTCCGATGTGAAACGCCAGATGAACTGGGCGATCGAAGCACAGAAAGAGTATGAAAGCGCGTATCGTGCGCTTCGTGCTGCTACAACCACGACCGCGAAAACGGACGCACAGCTCAAATATGACGTCGCAGTTGCGCGCCGTAATCGACTTATTGCTAGCCATCCCGACTCATGGTATGATGGCGCCAACTGGCGATATGGCGATGATGGACATGTGCGTAAATGTGCTGAACCATCTACGATGTCAAGCAACGAAGGCAACTGCCAGAATATTTTTCGCTTAGACGCAAGCGGCAACGTCGTCAAATCCGCCGATGGTAATAATATTTTACTTATGCGTAAATGCCCATGGAAGTGTAACAATCCTGGAAGGACCGGTTCGGATGCGTGCCGTATTGATGCGGATTGTCTGAAGGTGATTCGTTGGGCGACATATTTGCCAGATGGAACCCAAATCGAGAAGAATCTACTTGCGAGCACACGCACTCAATACGATGATATTGCGAGAGAAACGAGCGCGTCATTACTTGACGAAGACGATATATACCGCCGTGGGATTACTCGTAATTTCCGCGGTTATGGTCGCTTCAACCGCATTCCACCTGGACAAGGACAAGGACAAGGACAAGGGCAAGGACAAGGACAAAGTCCCGGATTGTTTGGCGCAATACGAGATGCTACCGGAAATATCATTCGCACAGTCGGTAACTGGATTGACCCGAATGACCCCGCGAGTAACCAACGCACAGACCGTCGTAATGCGTATTATTATGAAGATGGTTCACCTGCCGCAACCGCCTATCTAGGTATGTATAATGGTCAAGGATACGATGAAGAGTCGCCATTTTATACTGCGTCAAAACCGACGAATTATTACTACACTACCAATTATTATTACACGGACGGCGAGGCAGGTGGCGTTATAAACGACGGTAAAAGCAATATGCCTGGAACATTATCCAACGTAAAGCCGTATGACCAAGTGATTAATTTTTAAGTGATTCACACAATTCATCGTTGAAACGGAATTAAACGATTTTATTTCATTATTACAACCCATCGTTGTAATTATGACAACACCCTTAGAAAACCCCGAAAACCCAGAATTACAAGATATCCATAAACATATTCATACGAAACTCGAAGTTTTTATTAAGAACCGCAAAATCCCGAATATCATATTTTATGGAACACATGGATCTGGTAAAACATTTATATTAAATCGGTTTATTAACATGATCTATGGTGGTGATAAAAACGCAATAAAAAACTACGTAATGAGAGCAAATTGTGCTCATGGAAAGGGCATTCGGTTCATTCGCGAAGAATTGAAGTTTTTTGCGAAGACAAATATCGACATGAAAGAAGGCGCGATTTTTAAATCCGTTATATTGACGAATGCGGACAAATTGACGATTGACGCACAATCCGCATTACGAAGATGTATCGAACTATTCAGTTCTTCCACCCGATTCTTTATTGTGGTTGAAAATAAAGATAGTCTATTAAAACCGATTCTTTCGCGATTTTGCGATATCTACATTCCACATCCATGTATCGAGTCGACCACGACGACCGTGAATCTTCACAAATATTTAGCCGATAAGGTATGTAATACAAATAAAATAACGAAACCGAGAGAAACCACACTGTCGGAAATGATAACTATCCACCCTAGTTTTTTACAAAGGTATGCTGTTACGGATTCGACGTCAGCAGAGTGTGAGCCAATTCCAGAAGATAAGTATACATGTAAAGACTATGAAAAAATTCTCGATTTATCCGTTTCGCTATACGAACAAGGATATTGCGGTCTTGATATTATCGATTTTATTCATAAACATCCAGATATTTACGATATTCGTAGATACGAAATGCTGATCATGTTTGATAAGGTTCGTAAAGAGTTTAGAAACGAGAAGTTGTTACTCTTTTATTTTCTTCATTTTATTGTATTTCGTTGTAATAGGAGTTTAGAAAATATTTCGTTTATGTAAGGTCATTGTCGATTTTAGGCTTACTACCGCGCGATGGATGATTATTCGGTTACTTCTCTATATGAATCAAAGAATGAATGGGCGTCTCGTCTCGTCAATATTCTTACACCACTTATCCAAGAAGGTATACGCTCTATTTTTGATGAAGCTGTGAAATTGTGTGTTGGAAACAAGGAACAAGACAAGTATTTGATGACGTTTCAGAATCTTCTCTCGAGAGTTCCAAAATGGAACCCGAATATTATTAAGGAAGAGACTTCGCGAATCAAAGAACGCAGCACATGCGGGTATTTAGAGGATTTGATTACATGTGTTCATATTATTCATTTAAAGTGTATGACGGTAATGCGTGTTGGAAATAAACAGAAGAAAGTCGATATCAAGATACCACAATTGGCGGATTTCGTTCATAAGATTTATGTGAATACCGCGCGAAAAGTATATTCCAACGTCTATATTTTCGAGAGAGGAATTCAACCGCTTCATACCCAGCGTAATAATCGTGAGTTCGAAATTATCGTGAAGGAGTGTATCTATAATACGATTCGTGATAATATACCGGTGGAGGAACTGATTAAAATGTATTTAGAAGATACGATCGAAGACGTAGTGGAAGTGACCGAAAATGAGGAGGTGATTCAGCAAGAGCCGATTCTCTCGGAAGAGGACGCCAATCTCTCGGCGAGGCGGCGTCAGCACCATGGAAGCACACGTCGAAGACGCCATCGTGATCGGGTCGTCGGTGGTAGCGGCGATGGCGATGCCAACGGTGATGATACGACGACGACAGCGCCGACAATCGATCAGCTTGACTTTGTAGGTGAATTAAATGGAAGTTCTAATCTCTCGAATGATTCGACATCAATAATAAATGACGGCGGTGGCGGCGGCGGCGGCGTTTCGTTCGGAGAGAATGAGGTGCGAACCTTTGAAATGGACGCTTCCGAGAGAAAGAACGAATATATGACACAGGACGATGGCGATGGCGATGGCGATGGCGATGATGAAGGCGACTCAGGTCGATTGAAGATTGGTGGAGATATACGGTTGGATACACTCGATATTCATACGTTGAATGATATACAGGAACTCAACGCACCGCCTTTATTAGATGATATTGAGGTATTGGCGTAAGCGCACCACTTATAAAAAATAGTCGTATAATACAAAGATGGCAGACAGCGACGAAGAAGAAAGCAAATGGTATAACAATATATTTATTATCGATTTACTCATCTTCATTTTCTCTTTTGTATTTTTAGCATTCGCAGGTCTTATATTATATATTTGTTATCCACCAGTATTAATGGCATTCCAGACATCGTAGTAGCGGTCCAGCGGCGTTGCGTATAATACCGAATAAATAATTGAAATTGTATGTATATACGTCTTTTATTATATACATCCATCCGTAATAAAAATGTTCAACACGACGAAATTAGCGATCATCGGCGCATCTGTCGCTATCGTATATTTTTTATTGAAATTCATAGAAATGCGGTTTGTTGATCATGATAACCAAAAATCGGTGAAGGTCCTTGTTCGAGATTCAGTCGTTGTTTGTGTGTCATCTATTTTAGCAGTTTTTATTTTGAATCAGTTTGAGAATATTAGTAGCGGTGGTAGCGGTGGTAGCGGTGGTGGCGGTGGAGCACCAGCTGTGTTTGTGGATACACCCGGGTTTTAATCAAGATGAAGATTTTCTTCAGACGGTTCTTTATGACCGTTCATCATAATACCATTTTCATAATAATGTTTTCCGACTTTGTTCAAGTTCGACAACATCAAGCTCCATGCCGTTGTATAGAAATGTTCAACGTATTTCAAACCGGGTGCGTTGGCCCATTTCGCACAAAATCTGCGAACATATGGTGCCGCCAAAGCGTTTTTATATTGCGGCATCGATGGAAATAGATGATGTTCGATTTGAAAATTTAGATATCCCATAATCCATGTAACAAACGCGGATTTGGTTGATATATTCACGGTGTGGTCCAACGCATATTCAAACCACAGTATATGTTTGTCTTCAGGAATGACGCCTGTGAATGTATGTGAGAGAGAGAAGTGACCAAATAGATATATGAAATTCCAGAAATTCGCGACCATAAGAAGGAAATAACACCATAATAGGCCGCCACCACTTTCTCCACCAGAATATAAAATGATCGGCAACGATATATGAGAACCTGCCATACAGACTGCTTCGAATGCGGTTTCAAGACATAATTCTCTCGTTCGCGCGGAACGCAATCGCTGAAACACTTTCTTCGGATGAAGATAATATGTCCAGAATAGATGGACGATAACTCCATTGACGACAGGCAAAAATGTCCAGGCTTGAAGACGCATCCACAATCGATTCATAAACTTGGATGCTGCTTTCCCATTCGTGTTTTCCTCAAATGCGGTATCAAAAAAGGCGACAAATGGCGTTGTATCCAAATCGATATCGTGTTTAATTTTTTGCGGCGTAGCATGATGTTTTTGATGCATCGAATTCCATACAGATGAACTAACCCCGCCTCCAAAGCCCATCGTGAATGTCTGAATCGCGCGGTCCATCGTGCGGATTCCGGTAAAACTAAGGTGTCCGCATTCGTGTTGAACCCAGCCACAACGGGTCTTAAAGACGATGAACGAGAGAAGAGACGCGTATATATTATAAGAAGCAAGCCATGTTCCTAGACCGAAATAAAACGCGATTTCTAATAACCGAAAATAGACATGGATATAGTCTGGTTCAAAGCATCCTTGCTCGATGAGTGTGGCGCGCATCTCTCGAAAATCCGCCGTCATTTCTTGCTGTTGTGGCGTGAGTTCGATAACTTGATTCGAAGAAATGGTATCTGGATCATGACTGTAATGTGGGAGTGATAGCAGCATCTTTTTTGCTTTGGATGACCGATAATGAAACTCGTTGAATACTTCAGTCGCATCTGGAGAATTCTTCGCGTAGTTGATAATATTACCGCCAGGGTGTTTGAAGTCGGTGATGTCGTAGGTTACACCGTTGATGGTGATGGTGTCGCGAGTACCGTTCATTATACAATATATTATAATAACAATATATTATAAGTCAATATTTTGTTTATATTATATAATGATTGTACCGACTGTACCTGCTACACAACTCATCAACGAGTTTCTTTCGGGTCTAACGATTGCTCTCTTATTAATTCCTGAATCTATAGCGTTTGCGTTTATTATGGGATTGGCGCCGAATGTTGGGATTCAAAATACTATGGTGATGTCACTCATCACATCATTATTCGGAGGAATGCCGACGATGATTTCGGGTTCAACCGCAGCAGTCGCAACATCCATCGCCGGAGTATCCACCTTACTCGGGAAAGAGTACATCATACCTACTGTGATCGCTGGCGGTTTAATCCAGATTTTTGCAGCCGTAACAGGTCTCTATAAGTATGTAACATATATTCCAAAACACATCATGTCGGGGTTTTTGATTGCGTTGGCGGGTCTTATCGCGGTTCATCAATTGGATAATTTCAAAGACAAAGACCGTAAATGGATGACCGGATTAAAAATGGTGAATACGACTCTATTCACGATTATATCCACGTTGATTGCGTTCTTCGGCGTCATTACAATAACGCATAGTAAAGACCAGCAAATTCATATTCCCGGAGGTCTCATTTCTATGTTCGCGATTACTGCGTTTATCTACATTTTTACGAAATACTACAATATAGATCGTGTGAAAGACACCGGCGAATTAAATTCACATCTACCTTCTCTTATATCACTGGAATCTATATCATCTAGTAAAATAAAATACGACGCAGATAGTCTTCTGAAAATGCTGCCGTTTTCGGCGGCAATGGCATTCACCGGGTTATTGGAGTCTCTGATTATGGTGAAAGATACTGAGGCCGCGTTGGGTATGAAGGGTGATTCGTTTCGCGAGAGTATTGTACAAGGTATTGCGAATATCGCTACTGGGATCACCGGCGGTTTTGGTGGGTGTGTATTGGTCGGACAAAGCAAGCTTAATCTAGCCAACGGTTCGAAAACCCAGTTTTCATCCGTGATTACTAGTGTACTTTTTATCGTGATATGTCTCTTCTTTGGTCGTGCCATAAACGAAATTCCAATTGCAGCGGTGGTCGGAGTCATGTTACTCGTTGTATATAAAACAGGCGACTGGAATAGCTTATTCAAACCACAGTCATTTGATCGGCGATGGGTAATCACCATTATAACCGCAATCGTTGGATTCATGTCAGGGAGCTTATCGCTTGGTGTCGTTGTTGGTGTTATATTGGACAAGATAACCCAGACACAGGTGTAAAATTGAATGATTATTAGTTATTATATTGTTATTTAGAATCAAATCAACACGAATGTCGTGCAATATATTATCAACACTGGTAGATTTCGAATGTTGTTATGGAATAATGAAGGTTGAAAACGGGAAAATTGTATTTGAGCATGTTGAACCTACATATCCTCATCCTGAGCTTCAGGCGAGTGCTCCACCACTTGTTGAAGACAATCGGGCTGAAATCGACGAATTGAGAGACGAATTGCGAGAAACGAAAGAGAGACTAGCCGTTTTAGAGAATCAAATGAAGGAAATAAATCATATGAACCAGAGAATGGTACGTACAGAACATGATATAGAAAAATTGTATTCGTTTCGAGGAACAGTATGGATGCCCAGAATGCGCAACTACGAAGACATTTACGATTTCAATACTGAAGTACTACATTTTAGTAGCGTTGGCGGCACCTACTATGTAACCATTTGTGACAAAGCGTTTTGTCCACATATGACGTTAGAAGATAGACTAAAAATGTTATCAATTGAATTACGTCGCGACAGAGTCAAAAACATCGTAATACAGCCGAGTCAAACAACATATAGTACTTTTGGTGTAGGTGAAATGACTACTCCAAGTTGCATGAAAGTCATACGATTCATTCTAGATTGGGTCAACGGTGGATGGTATAATGGTATTACGATTCTTCAAATCACAATCACATCATGTAGAAACGATGTGTCTTCTGTCGGATTTGTCGTGACTCTTTGCGAGCAGTTACAACCAGCGTCACCCATAAAAATCGTGATCACACAAGCAAGAATAAGTGAACAATTCGAGTTGAAAAACAAGATAGACAAAGACGTATTCAAGAAAATCGAATTCGAAAAAGTTGTCTCATCTGCGTAACCCCCCAACTTGGAACAAATATTAAAAACTTATTTCACCAATTATACAATAAAATAGCCAGTATAAACATAAAAAATTGAATCGTTATGTTTATATTTATGTGAAACCAAGAATCGTTCATTCGTTCGCTAACATGTCTTCTGTTACTACTATCGATACCGTCGCTCCGGAATCCGTACCCGTCAATATTCATCCATCATCTGGACGTACCCCAGGATACTGGCCTCTTACGTTGGACGCGGTTCGTGACTGCGACTTGTCTTATATGAACGACCGATGGTCTGAAGACATGATTCGTGACGGAATGCGTTCAATCATTCGTGTCGGTGAAATGCCAGATATCAAACATAAGGAAATCAACATATGGGAATATCTCTCAAAATACAGTCCTCCCGCGGATCGCGGGTTCATGTTCAGCTACGGCGACGATCGAATCGTTACACTAGTTGGCGACAATATGGAGACCGGGCATTCTGGCACAAGCATGGGATGGACCATGCGCAATATCGAGTTCATCGCGAAGAACGGTCTACCTGCTCATCGTGAGATGTATTTGAATCGGAATAACTAGGTAATGTATCCACATTCATCATAATATGTGTATTTTTACCGTCTTTCAAGAACCTCGCCGCGAGTGCTGCGTGTTTCTTGTATTTTTTATACGTGATTTTGTATTCATCGAACAGCGGATTATGGATTTCATTCGCGGGGATATGATTGTGAACCGAACGAGAGATCATCTTATACAGTTTGAAATCCGGATATCTCTCTTCACCACTCGATTTATACAGGACATTACGTCCTTTATCATCCATCGTCCACTTTACAACCAACTTAATGATCGGATCTGATTTACACAGCTTTTCTACCTTGCGTAGGTCATAAATGAAATAGTCGAAAAGTGCGCAGGCAAAACGGCATAAATCAAAACTATAATTCGGTTCGACAGTTGGTTTATTCGGGTTATAATACGGCGGGAAATTGTATTGTGTCGCTGCGTCACCTTTCGGATGATAACTATCACTACATATAAGCTCTCCGTTGAATTTGTAGATTGCGCGACCGAAATCAATAATCTTGAATATACGACCATATGTTGGAACCTTGTAAAACTGGTTTTCGTAGAGATAGTAAATAAACTCTTCTGTAGTCTCGATGAACATGATGTTATTTGTGTGAAGATCGTTGTGTGTGAATGCGAACATCTTTTGATAAATGACCAGCGTCATAATCACCTGAAATAGGAGTGAAGTCCATTCTTCTTTTGTTAGCTCGTCTCGCATCATAATATGGTCGAGTGTACTCACACATCTTTCAAGTAAAATTGCTTGGATTGGAAAATCTTTTATTTTTACGATGATCTGTTCGTCATCGCTGTAATCTGTATAGGATGTCATATCGTCGCTTTCGTTCGATTCGTCATCATCATGTGTTTCATCGTTGGTCTTTTTTGTATCGTCTTCGCCGTCGTTTTCGTCGTTTTCTTCGTGGTCTTCGATCGTAGTATAAGATGAGTTTGATTGAGATGTATCGCTTTCGCTGTCGCTGTCGCTGTCGCCGCCGTCGTCGTTTCGTTTGCTTTCGCTGATATTATTTCCGTTTGTTGCGTTCTTTATCTTCGTTTCTAGCATGTCTTGATGTTGTTCTTCACTTCTTGATTCAAAACTATCAACATTTATTTCTACGACATCGAGAGATGATGCTTCCAACAACGACGACGACGACGACGATGACGACTGTATAACCGTTGGTTCAAAATCAAATACATCGTCTTCTAGAATCGAAATAGGTTTATTTAATACAGGATTCAACTTGTTACGGAGTTTCAACCATTTATGATCACGCATACTTGATTCGTCATCTCCAAATTGTGAGTAATCGATCGTAAAACGTTCATTTTCGTATGTATTAAAAAAGGAACAGTCAGCCAAATAGTCTATATCGTCAAATACATTCGTTGAAAATTCGCGTTGTTTACATAGATAACTGCCATAATAGTCTAATCCATGAACAATACCATGTGTATGAAGAGTGCGACTTGTCAAATACGAGAAAAATCCATCGACATAGGATGAATTGTTCGTATTCAGCAATTTTTCTTCACAGTTTTCCAGAGTTGAATTGTACCTAGGAAGTGATGTTTTTGTGGTAATAGGAACTGAACTACCGTCCACTCCTGTCGTCGTCGTCGTCAACGGTTCATATTTCCCAGATAAATACCGTATTGGGTCCAATAGAGGCGAATATTTTACAAATATAGGAACATTCGTTGTATTTCCAGCGTCATCTCCGATTACAGTTTCTAAATGGTTTAGAGATGTAGTAGACAGATTGTCGTTTCGGGTCGTTTCTCCCATGATTTGTCTAGGATGTTCAATAACATTTTGTAGATAATACCTTTGGTTCAACTGAATCCCGTTGTAATTGTTTTCGTTGATACAAAAAAATCTAGAATAGATAGGTATATAATTTTGAATATCATACAATAGCGCCGATTCAATACTGTCTGGCGTATATTTATGTTTTCGGTAGTGTAGTTGAAATTTCGATGTAGTCGTAGTCGTATTCATTTCTCCTAAAATACAATAATATGATTGATCGATAGAAGTTTTATATCGGTTTTAAACGGGCGATGACATACCACCACCATTTGTGTTTCTTCGTATAAATCATCGCAAAAAAATATATATCATTTGTATCACCAAGTTCGCCATGAATTTAGAGCTCGCGAAATTCGATATGAAGGCTATCAGCTTTCGTCCCGATGAAAATAAGGGACCCGTTATCGTTCTCATCGGACGCCGTGATACCGGTAAAAGTTTCCTCGTTCAGGACTTGATGTTTCATCACCAAGATATTCCCATCGGAACCGTCATCTCCGGAACGGAGGCCGGCAACGGCTTTTTCGCCGCCCATGTGCCAAAACTATTCATTCATGATGCGTATAATACCGCCATTATCGAGAACATTCTCAAGCGCCAAAAAGCAGTCCTAAAACAAGTGAAAAA